CGTTTCGCCGTTGTTTGAGTCAGGACGTATTTATGCTCCTAAGGAAATGGAGTTTGCACAAGAGGTTATTGAAGAATGTGCAGCGTTTCCATATGGAGACCATGATGACTTGGTGGACTCCATGACACAAGCGGTAATGCGATTTAGACAAGGTGGTTTAATTACTCACCCTGAAGACTATCAGGATGAGCCATTGCCACAGAAACAGAGGACATATTATTAATGAATCCAATATTAAGATTTTTAGCATCCCTTAGAAGTTTACAAAAATCCGGTGTGATTAAATCTGTAGATCAAGCTATGGATTTTGCTAAACAACAATTTGGTAAAATAGATGATTTGTTTAAAAGACAGATTGAAGAAGTATTTAAAGTAAAACCTAAAAAAGATATTCCTCCTGGTGGCGGTGGTATTACTTCAATTAAAAATGCTCCAAAGAAACAGGAACCAGGAATCATGGATCAAATAGAAGCATCTGGCCAAAGACTTGAAGGAGCGGCTAATAGAATGGCTGAGATTCAAAAAGAAATTGATGCGATGTATAAACCTAAACCTGATACATCTCCATTAATGGAAAGATTAGAAGGTGGCATTGAAACTTTAAAACAAATGAAACAACCTGGCATGGATCTGGCAACAGGACTTACAAGAACTGCTGCTAGAAAAATTTTAGAAAGAGCAGGAATTCAAGTACCCGATAAAGCAGATGCAATAGATGTATTTGTAAAAGAGTTTGGTGGAGAAGTATTAATGGATGTTAAAAACGTTGCAGAAGAAATGATTGAACTAGAGCGAATGGGTAAATCAGTAAAAAGTATGGATGAGATTTTAGAACAATCTGGTCTGTTTAATGTTACAAGAAATCCTGATGCACCAAAAGGAATATCGGATGAACAACTAGAACAAATTAAAAAAGAAGTGGATCAAGAAAAAATGTTTGAAGATTTTGATCCAACAGATCGAAAACCAAATTCAATGGGTGGATTAAATAGAACTAACTTTGCAACAGGAACTAAATTAATTATGGCAATTATTAATGCAGTTAAAAAATTAAAACCTATGGACGCTATGAAGGAGATGAATGAAGTTGTAGCTAAACGAGGTAAATATAAAGATTTATCCGATGATGAAGTTAAAAAAATATTTGATGAAACGAATGATCATATTTTTGAAAGAGATGTTCCGGCAGATGAATTTGCTGTAAACTTTGATGATGAAGTTGAAAAGCTTTCTGAGTTAGCACCTAAGGCTGCAGAACGTTTTAAATTAAAACAAATGTATCCAGGTATAGATGAAGATTTTTTAACAAAAATTATTGATGACCCAGATCCACAAAGAAAAGCAGAAGTACTTGCAGCTTTAGATCAATCAATGTTATTAATGAGAGAAGGAAAAAGTGGAGATGAAGTAGTTGATATTTTAAAACAAGAAACAAAAGGTAGAAAACCAAACGCTCAAGGTGGCTTAAATTATTTAATGGGGCTTTAATGTCTGAAGTAAATAAAATAGCAAACTACAATCAGATGATGTCTTGGTTAACAAGACCTGCTGCACCTAAAACACAGGTCGCAGATTTAGCAGATGACTTAACTCCCGGTCCATTAAAAGATGAATTAAAAAAAGATTTTGATCCATCTCAAGAAACTCACGAAGAATATTTACAAAGAAAAGCTTTAGGGGAAAGACCCTTCAATGCACAAGATGGTGGTCGAGTTAATCTTGCTATTGGAGGTGATGCTATAGAATTTCATAGATCTAAAGGTGTATTAGGTAATTTAGGTTATGATTTCGATAATCTATTAAAAGACTTAAAATCAGGTAAGACAACAAATCAAATAGCAAATGAATTGTATGAAAAAAATAAAAATTTCCCTGAAAAATTTAAAACAGATAGAATTCAAAAATTAAATCCAGTTACTTTATTAGAAGTAGCATTAAAAGATAGAATAAGAAAACAACCAGATTTTTTAAAGTTAAGTAATAAAAATCAAGAAGTTTTTAATTCTAAAAAAGAAAAAGCATTAAATGATTTTAATTCATTCATAGAAAAGAATAAATCAAAATATAAAAAAATGTATGACCAAAATATTGCAGGAGCTCCTGAAAAATTTAAACAGGACTTAAAATCTTTTTTAGAAAAAAAATATCCTGAATTTATAAAAGAGTCAGGAGGAGGTACTTATATCACAAAAGGCACAAAACTTTTTACTCCAATAAAAGATTTAGGAAGAGATATTACACAAGCAGGAGATTATGGAATTGAAAAATATATAAATAATACAATTAAAGAATCATTAGGTATTCCATTAAAACCTAAAGCTGGAGAAGGTAGTTCTTTAGATCGTATGCAAAGAAAATATAATTTAAGTACACAACAACTTTTAGATGCTGCTAAAAAACAAGGTATAATTCCTGAAAAAGATCCAATAACAGGCAATCCAATTAATAGCGAAGATGCTTATTATAGATATGTAAAACGAACTGAAGTAGATCCTATATATAATTTATTTGACAAACGTTTTAAATTTGGAGCAGAACACTTAGGAGGAATTAGTAGAGCAGCTAATATAGGTGATCCTCAAGCATTAACTAAAATAACAGCTATAGATCCTTATGTTAATAGAATTCTAAAAGGAAGTGATTTAGATAAAAAAGTAAGTACTCAAATAAATCTTGCTAAAGAAACTGGAAATAAAAAATATTTAAACATAGCCAATGATTTAATTAAACAAGGTGAAAAAGATTTTGGTCTTCAACTTACAAAATATAAATTTAAAGATAATAAAATAGTTCCAGTTCACCCTAAAGTTTCTATGGATGATCCAATTGTAAAAAAAGCAGAAAGAGCTATTAAAAGTTTTATAGCAACTGGTAGAGATAAAACAAAAGAGTTTGAATTACTACCTGAAGAATTAAAACAATCTGTACAATTATTTAAAGAAAACAATTTACCAAAAGCTAGAAAATTTTTAAATCAAGCAATAAAAACAGGTGGAGTTGCTTCTGTTGCTGGAATTGTTGGACTAGGATTATTAGGAACAGAAGCTGAAGCAGCTGGTGAAGAAGCAAGAACAGGTAGTATATTACCTGAAGCTGCAGCAGCAAGTTCTTTAGCTTTCAAACCTGTAAGAAAAATAGCAAAAAATTTTGGTAAGTATGCATTACAAGTTGCAGGCACACCTTTAGGTGCAACAGGATTAATTGCTGGATTTGGTATTGATCCAAAAAATGCTATGGATAGAGTTGGTATAGAAGCAGAACTTGCACTTGCACCGGAACTTGTAAAACAATCTGCAAAGTTTAGTCCAGCAATTCAAAAGATTTTAAATTTTGGTTTATCACCTGCAAAGGCAGCACGTGCTGCAAGAATTGCGTCGCCAATTGGTATTTTATCATTAGGTGGTGAAGCTTTATACAAATACGGAAAATTTGTAAAAGATGAATTAGATAGAATTGAAAAAATGTCACCGGAAGAAAGGGAAGCTTACAACATAGCGGAACAAGAACAGATGGGTGTAGCTGCAGCGGATGGTGGATTAATTAGACAAGGTTTTGCAGATGGACCACCAGATCCAAGTAAAAGAAAATTTTTTAAAACAATGGCTGGCCTTGCATCACTTCCTATATTTGGAAAGTTCCTGAAGCCTGCTACCAAAGCCATAGAAGCAGGAGCTCCGGTTGCGGAGAAAGCAGTTACCGAAGCAGAAAAAATATTTTTTAATTTAGTCGATGCAGTAAAAAATAAAGGCATCATGGATAAATTAGATAGGGTAACCGGTGGTAGATTATCTGGAGCATATCATGAATATAAAGGTGCAGAAGTTTTAGAAGATGCCGGATCCATTACTGCAAGATTTAAAACAGATAAAGGTGCACCTGCTGAAATTGTTTACATTAAACCTCAAAAAAGAATTGATCCTAAAACTGGTAAAGAAGTCGAATATCCTGGTCAGTTTGATTATGAAGCTCAAGAAATAGGAAGAATAAATCCTGAAGGAGATGTAGATATTGATGCAGAATTTGAAATTATTGATAGTCTTGAAGACGTAAAGAAATTGATTGATGACTAAACGATTAACCACTACAATACCCCCTAAATCAGGACCCACGCCTCAGGGCTTGAATATTTCGTATAATACTGTTAAAACAGTCAAACAATCTGGAGAAAAAATAAATGGCAGACATAGACAAAGCGCTTCCAAACGAACCGCGAAAAGAATTTGAGATACCTGGCGAAGAACAAGTTCAAGAACAGGTAATTGAGGAAGTAGAAAAACAAGAAGCATCTCCGGATGACGTAGAAGTTATTGAAAACGAAGATGGTTCGGTTGATATTAATTTAGATCCAAACGCTGCATCTCCTGAAGGTGGCGATGAGCATTATGCAAACCTTGCAGATTTTTTACCGGATGATGTATTAGGAAGATTAGCATCTTCTTTATCTTCAAAGTATCAAGAATATGTTTCATCAAGAAAAGATTGGGAAAAGACTTACACCCAAGGTTTAGATTTACTAGGTTTCAAATATGACATGCGTTCAGAACCCTTTCAAGGTGCATCCGGAGCCACGCATCCAGTTCTTGCAGAAGCAGTTACACAGTTTCAATCTCTAGCCTATAAAGAATTATTACCGGCAGATGGACCAGTTCGAACTCAGATCATTGGATTACAAACTCCAGAAAAAGTTCAACAGGCAAGTCGTGTTAAAGATTTTATGAATTATCAAATCATGGATCAGATGAAAGAATATGAACCTGAATTTGATTCTATGTTATTTCATTTACCTCTCGCAGGTTCTACTTTTAAAAAAGTATATTATGATGAAATGGAAGAAAGAGCAGTTTCTAAATTTGTTCCTGCAGATGATTTAATTGTTCCGTACACAGCTACCTCATTAGATGATGCGGAAGCAATTATTCATCGTGTAAAAATTTCTGAAAATGATTTACGTAAACAACAAGTCGCTGGTTTTTATCGAGACATTGATATTGGTAAACCAGGAGATAAAGAATCTGAAATTGAAAAGAAGGAGAGAGAACTCGAAGGAGTTTCTAAAACTGGTAACGAAGATGTTTATACAATTTTAGAATGTCATGTGGATTTAGATTTAGAAGGTTTTGAAGATCAAAATCCAGAGACTGGTGAGCCGTCAGGAATTAAGATTCCATATATTGTAACTATAGAAGAAGCATCTCGTGAAGTTCTTTCAATTAGAAGAAACTATGAAGTAGGTGATCCTAAAAAAGCTAAAGTTCAATACTTTGTGCATTTCAAATTTTTACCAGGTTTAGGTTTTTATGGTTTTGGATTAATTCACATGATTGGTGGATTATCAAGAACAGCTACAGCTGCATTAAGACAATTACTAGATGCCGGAACCCTGTCTAATTTACCCGCTGGTTTTAAAATGCGTGGTATTAGAATCCGGGATGATGCTCAATCTATTCAACCGGGAGAGTTTAGAGATGTCGATGCACCTGGTGGCAATCTAAGAGATTCATTTATGATGCTTCCGTTTAAAGAACCAAGTCAAACATTACTCGCGTTAATGGGAGTAGTGGTTCAAGCAGGTCAAAGATTTGCATCGATTGCAGATATGCAAGTAGGTGATGGCAATCAACAAGCAGCAGTTGGTACAACTGTTGCATTATTAGAACGTGGTTCAAGAACCATGTCGGCAATCCATAAAAGAATTTACTCGGCTTTAAAAAATGAATTCAGACTTATGGCCAGAGTATTCAAGTTATATCTACCACAACAATATCCGTATGATGTAGTTGGGGGCCAAAGAATGATAATGCAATCGGACTTTGATGATCGGGTAGATATATTGCCAGTTGCTGACCCCAACATTTTTTCACAGACACAGCGTATCTCACTCGCACAAACGGAACTCCAACTGGCAACCTCAAATCCGCAAATGCATAACATGTATCAAGCATACAGAAATATGTATGAAGCATTAGGTGTAAAAAATATTGATGGTCTTTTAGTTAAACCACAACAACCTATGCCAAAAGATCCTGCGTTAGAACATATTGATGCATTAGGTGGTAGACCATTCCAAGCGTTTCCTGGTCAAGATCATAGATCTCACATTACTGCGCATTTAAATTTCATGGCAACCAATATGGCAAGAAACAATCCAATGGTTATGGCAAGTTTGGAGAAAAATATTTTTGAACATATTAGTTTAATGGCTCAAGAACAAGTTGAGTTAGAGTTTAGAAATGAAATGCAACAGATGCAACAAATGCAAATGATGATGCAACAGAATCCACAAGCTGCACAACAGATACAAATGCAGATGATGCAGATCCAACAAAAGATTGAAGCTAGAAAAGCACAATTAATTGCTGAGATGATGGAAGAATTTATGAATGAGGAGAAGAAAATTACTTCACAATTTGATAATGATCCAATTGCTAAGTTAAGAGCGAGAGAACTTGACCTTAGAGCAATGGAAAATGATCGAAAAGAACGTGAAGGTAAGGACAGAATGGATCTTGATAAGATGAAAGCGATGATGAATCAAGCAAATCAAGATGAAAAACTAGAACAGAACGAAGAATTAGCTAAATTAAGAGCTGATACATCGATTGAAAAGACAATTTTAAGTAAAACAATTCCAAATGTTGATTCAATGATGA